CTACGCCAGAAAAAACTGGCGGGGCTGGAACTGGCAACTTGAATGCAGCAAAAATTGTGCCACATCCAAAACCTGTTATCATTGATAGTATTATTTGTTTCATATAATAATTTTATTTTTTGTCAAAAGTTTTTTCTGGTAAAAACTTTTTTAACTCTTCAATTTCTTTTGAGATTTTTTTAAGGGTAAAATTTGAAATTGAAACTTCTTCATTTTCTGTTTTACTTTGTTTGTCATAAAAATTTATTTGTGGAGCAACTTCTGTCATAAATTTTTCAATTCCATTTTGAACATTTTCAATATATTCAAAAGCCCAATCACGAGAATCAGAAAGAAATTTAATAAAATTTTCTGTGTGTATGTCAATATTTTTAGTAGCGTTTTGAACATTTACATAATTTTCATACGCTTTTTGTAATTGAATTCTTGAATCAATAACTTCTTGAAAAGTTTTAACCATTTTTTTAATTTTTTGTATTGATGCAATATAGGCTATACAAAAAGACAAAGCAAGTATGCCAAATATTAATGTTAATATTTCCATAGTTCTATTATACCCTTTCTTCGTGAACTACCCAATAGTATTGACATGGTATTTTTTTGTTAGAGCAGCACGGAGTATTATATGGACTATGCATTGTATATTGATATTCAGCATAATATATAGGATCTTTTTTAAACAGATTATATTTATGGGTTGTGGTTACCCGCATAAGTTTTGTAATGTCAGACATCCAAGAAGGTTTACTGTAACTCCAACTGTCACCTATTTTTTTTATTAACTCTGTTATATTTTTTTCATTACCCTTGGTATTAATATTACGATACTTTGCTTCTTTAATCATTTCATTAATATAAATAAGCAAATTACCTTCATGTCCTTTCCACATTAAAACTGCTGGATGATTTCTCCAGCCACCAGTTTTAGACATACCTGAGTTTACATTTAATATTTGATAACCTTCTAAAATTTGTTTATTAAGTCTTTTGTTATCAAGAGCCTGTGCAGATTCAATATAACTTGAATGTGGTAAAAAAGTTTGCATTATTTTATTGGCTCCCTAGTTACTAACACAACAGCACCCTCCATTTCTAATGCTTTTTTTATTAAAGTTACATATTTTACTGCTTCTATTTTTTCATCATGAGAAAGCGGTAAAAACGATCTTTCATCTAATTTTATCGTAAGAAAGTGTTCATTGTCAATAATATTTACAATAAAGTTTTTAGGCGCTGGTATAGAATGAAAAGCCCTACGCATATTTTCTGTATACATTATTACTCAATTGTTAAAGATTGCCAAGTATTTGACCAATCTTTTTTAGTTTTATGATTGTTGAATTCTTTTGACACTTCACCATCTTCTAAATATACGCCTCCCCAAATTCCCCATTCTTTGCCAGATATACCATTAGCAAAACATTTTCTTGCAACTGGGCAAGAACGACAAAGAGAATCAACAAACTCTCTAGTTTCTAATTTTTCTTCGTATGTATCAAAAAAAACATTAGTATCAGTTCCTAAGCATAAAGCCTTATCTTTCCATAAATGCTGCTTCATGTTTACATCCTATATTTATTCGGTAAGTCCCATCCGTTGTTAGTAAGTGAATAAATAGTTTGGACGTACCATTGACCATTTACCCTAACACCGTTAATAGCGGTTCTGCCTGCTTCCGTACGACGACGATCAACAACATCCCAACCAACCCAATATAGATTTTTATTTTTAGAAACTATTCTTTCCATTTTTTCTAATTGTTTTATTATCATTTATATTTTCTCCTCATAAAATTTAATCCAAGAATTTTTAAATACTTCCCAAGAAAATTTATCATTGATAGTTTTTGCTTGATTTTTTGGATTAAATTTTCCTGTTTTAACATCATTAATTGCTTTAACAATTTTATTTGAAAATATTTTAATATGCTCATTAGCATCTTGAATATTTTCAACATCGTAGGACATTCCAACCCCTGAGCCAATTTCTCTTAAAGATCCAAATGTACTATAAACTGGTAAACAGTTTGCACTTATTGCTTCTGCTAAAGATAAACAGAAAGTTTCGTGCCAGGTACTTGTATGCATAAAAATGTGAGAGCGTGACATGTGATCTAACACTGTTTTATGAGGAGTCTTGCCATAAAAGAAAAACCTAGGATCTTCTAGTATTGTTTTATTTTTGTTATCTATTTTTATTAAATCTGGAACAATTTCATTAAAAATACTAAGCCTAAAGTCAACATCTAGTTTTGATAGTGCTGTAAGTCCAATTTCAAGACCTCTGCCTGGAGAAGAGGTATATATGATTTCTGGAACGGTAACGTTATCAAACCTAGAAACATCATTTTCAATTGGGTCAATAGCGTTATAGATTGTTATTACTTTGTTTGGATCAATACCCGTTTTATTTATTACATCTTGTCTGTGATAATCTGAAACGGTAATTATATATTTAATTTTATCTAAAAATCTTTTATCTGTAAATAAATAATATAGTTGCCATCCAAACTGATCTACAAGATTGTGAAGCCAAATAATAATTTCTTTTGGTTCATAAATTAATTCAAAGTATGCTTTGTCTGTTTGTCCTGGAAGTACTAAACAATTATAGTTTTTTAATTGTGGCAAAAATGGTGCAACCTCTTTATGAAAACGTCTAGCCATATATTCTGTACCACCAAAAAACTCTTCTTTATAACAAAAAAATCTTGGATCTTGTTTATTCATTTTAAAATTTAAACACTCCAATTTCTTTACCCTGTAATTCTGCATTTGCAATTAACCTAGAAACTTGTTCTTTTGGTTTACTTAGGAATACGAAGTAGTTCATGTATTCCATATTTTCTTCTACCCAATCGGTAGGAACTTTATAGTATTTAATCTTTCTACCTCTTCCTTTCATACCACGTTCTGAAAGATTAAAAAATTCTGAAACCATAGCATTAATGTTTGCTGGTCCTAAAGAATAAATATTAAACTCTGAATCATTTTCAGGCATGTTGGATAAAGCAACGCCCATGGCACGTAAGAAAACTTGATACTCGTTAAACTGTTTACTGCCCTGAATTACCACGTTCATTTTTATTCCCCCTCCTTAAATTATCCAATATAAAAAGCATTTTGTCAAGTTCATTTTTAGACATATTTTCTGTATCTACCTGCCTAGAGTTTAAAAAATCTGGTTTTCCATCAACAACATCTGCAACAAAAAATATATTATTATCAATCCAATATGCTTTATTATCTTCTGTAAAAATAATTTTTATGGTCGCTTTATCTTGTCTTTTTCTCAATTGAGATTGTTTTTCTTTCAATCCTATTTCTCTATCAAAAAAATTTTTTAGAAAAATATGATTGTCGCTTTGTTTTTTTTTAATTATTTTTGTCATTCTTTTTATTTTGATGTTTATAACAAAAAATAAAAGCAAAAAAAATGTCAAAAACGATAAAAATACCGAAGCGGCAATAAAAATATATTCCATAGTTTAATTTGTTTAAATTTTAGTTTTTGTAGTTTTAGTTGCAGAATCTGCAATTGTTTGTTGTGATATTGTTTTATTATATCTAATTTGCCATGTTAAATTAGATAATTCTAAATCACTTACTTTTTGTTTATAAAAATTAAGCAATTGTTTATAGTCTTCGATACTTAAATCTTCCATACCCCACTCCTTAACGACTAAATGCGCTACCCTGCCAAACCTTTTCTACCTTCTTTTTTTCTCTTTCTACAATTGCACGGCTCCATGTAAACCCTGCATCTCCACCCCATGCATCCCACATTATTCTGCCATTAGATGGATTACTACTATTATAGAAGTCTTTGCCTTTTTTGTCAACTTCATGACGAGAAAAAAATGAATACATTCTTTTAACAGTATCAAGAGACATTGTTCTTCCAGCAACTATATCTGTTGCCCTACCCCATCCCACAGGAGTTCCCGCTCCCCTTGCCTTACCCTCTTGTTTCCAACGTAATGCACGTCTAGCAGCAGCCTTCATGCCAGAAGTAGGTGTGTATGTATCAGCCATTTTTCTTATCCCGCTTTTGTTGTTTAGCAATACGTTTTTCTTTAAGAGTCATTTTTGACTTTTTCTTTTTATTGCCGTTACCTTTTTGTTCTTTATTTGCCATGTGCTGTCCCCTTTTTTATTTTTGGATACGGACCAAGATCTGCCTTAATCGTA